AGTAGTTTGAGTGGCAGATACAATCGGAAGGTTCGCCTCAACTGCGAGACCCCGTAATTCTTCTGCGATTGCTTTGATGAATGAGTACGAATTGACATTACTTCCTGCCCTATAACGAGATGATGCACATATATTTAAATAATCTATGAATATAATGTCTGGTTTAAATGATTTCTTTAATGCAAGTTCATTTAATAATGCTTTAAAATGTCCTGAATGAGCAGATGCAGTAGGATACTCTTTTATAATTAATGTTCCTTGTGTTTTTTGAGCAAGATTAGTTACCTTATTCTCAAACATCTTACGTGGAAGATCTGTTATATCTTGTATATTAACATTAAGTAGGTTAGCATCGATCCTCTCCGCAATCTTTTCCTCTGCCATTTCGAGAGTGATGTAGAGAACATTTTTTCCTTGGAGGAGGACACTGCTAGCCATGTGGCACATAAATAAAGACTTTCCAACCCCTGTGCCAGCAAGAGCAATGT